GGGAAATCCTATCAACACCCTCTCCGAAAAACTTGGCAAAAGGCGATTGTGCAGAGATTCTGTAAGCTTTCCTGTTAAAAGATGCCCAAGGCTCTGCCATTCTCACGTAGAAACTGTTTACACCTAGGTCAGTGTCTAAGGTTCCTATATTGGTTGATCTTAAGATGTAGAACATGAAGTGCTTAGCTAGTGGGGATCCAGCTGTCAGAGATGTAAATGATTCCGGAAGCTTCCAGAGTGAGGTTTTGTGTCTCCGTTCGAATTGTGATAACTTTCTGTCCGTCTTAACTAATTGGAAAATCCCCATAGGTCCGGCACCCTTATACACTGTTACATCATCAATCTTAGCCGATGCCTTTAGTGGAGCTGCATCAGGAGCTGAGATGACTGTCTTACGCCTAAAATCTGCTAGATTCACAGTCTCAGGCGGACATAGTAAGGTATTGACTACCAGTCGTGAATAGGCCTCAGGATTCAGTATGTCAGATGATCTCAGAAACATATTGGCCATCCCACCCGATATCAGTGTTGATAGTGGCTCAATTACCGGAAACCCTCCCATTTCCACAGGGCGATAATACATGTCTGACTTTGCGAATCCCCATCTCAGCCACTGTTCTGTGTGTAAGGTGTAATTCAGAATTGTCATGATACAAGTTCCCATATAGGATCCACCTGAGGCTAAGTAACTGGCAGCATCAGATGTGACCTTAAGGAAATCTTCAACATAATTAACACCCATTCCGGCATCAATTTTAGCTATCCTTTGCTTTAACGATGGTGTTGCCATGGTACCTCTCTTGAAGAAATTCGAGTTAAGTTCAGCTATCCGGAAGTTAAAGGCAGATTTGGGGTTGCTCCTAACGATGTTGAATAAGTTACCAACTCTGAGACCAGCACAGTGACTGAATTTGACAACATTTATCCTAGCTACATCATTTGGGATAAAGTAAATACCTTCTGTATCATCTGAGGTTGTGAAATAGCGCACATTAACCCTAGAGTGTCTCAAATTGATGACATGAATCTGTGCTTTACACTTTATGGCATGGAAGACGGATGATGTTGCATGAAAGATTCCCTGACACATTCCCATTGCAATAACACTTTCAAAAATCTTTGAATCTATCTGAGGCAAGCACAATTTGAGAAACTCTGCGATTGGCTCAGAATTAGATGATCTCACTCCCTTCTTCAGAACTAAATCAACTAAGGATTCTGGAAACTTGGCTCTTTTGTCAAACACTTGATCAAAGACTCTCACTATCATTCTCAAAAGCCCTGGCTCATTAGCAAACAGAGGGACCATCATGTAAGCAAAGAAGTTCATATTGTGATTGGGTCCCCATCTCTTTTGGTCTGAATTATCGAAAACATGAGCCCCTCTCTTATTCTTAGCACTTTTGAAAGCTTCTTTAACTGCATCTTCCACAATCTTATCTTTAGCAGGATTATTAACAACATCCGTATCTGCAACGCATGATGATACCTCTCTCATAATGGTTTCGACAAAC